ATGACCAATATCAGCGATATCGACACGATCATTGACACCAATACCGGCATCCTTACTGAGTTTTTTGCCGGGATAGCCTCTTGCGAATATTACGACAACATGAGCCATCAATTGTATCTAGACTTAGACGACGGCAAGATGTTTATTAACCTTGAGGCTGTCAATAGCTCATACCTCTGCCGCGACGATGGGTCACTCATTAGGGTGCTCTGCGTCAGTGGTATCTGCGACACGCCAGAGGATGAGCGTTACGACGCCGAGAGCGGAGACTCTTTAGAAGATTATGGATTTAGCGATTGGCTTGACCAAGTCCGCGCCGCCCTGACCGAGGTACTGGCGGAGTCAAAACCGTAATGGCCAACCACCCCAACCGCACCGCCCGACATCATCTGGCCCGCATCCTCACCATCGCCGATGGGATGCAGGCCGAGATCGCGGCGGACAAATTTGACCAAAGCGAGATCGCGATCCTGACCGACCGTCCTGATCTGATCGACACCAGCGGCTCGCGATGGCGCCTAACCCCCGATGGGCGGGATATTGTCCGCGCCGATCGGCACCCGCCGATCGAGCCGACCCCGCCAGGCCAGGAGATCGACGCCAATCGGATCTATTGGTTGGTGCGCAAGGTAATCAATGCCGACTCCGACTGGATGCGGGATGCGGCAGACGCCGGGGGATTGGACGTCTCGATGTCGCGAGTTAATGGGTGGGGCAAGCATCCCGGCGACCGCAAGCACGTCAAAATGACGATGGCAGAGCTTGAGCGCGTCCTGATCGGGGCATTAATCATCACCGACGATGATGATTAATCGCGGATCGCCCCCTCTATCTTATCAAATTGACAAAATAACTATTGACGCATCTGCGCCGGGCGCATAAGATGATCACATCAAGACGGGGACATCCCCCGCAGCGGCCGCCTCGCCGGACAGGGGCAGGATAAAGACCATGACGACGTACACCGTCACTCGCGAAATTCTTGAAGCGAATAAAACGCGCGCCCTTAACCTCCTCTCTCAATACACCGGACCTGAGTACACCGGGGATGAAACGGATCAATTCCTCCAGCTCCTTGATCGGATTGACCCGTCGATCCATCTTGCCGCCATCGCCAGGAGCAACAAGATGATCGCCGAAATGGACCGGCTGGGCGTCGATAGCCTTGAGATACCGATGTAACCTTCCACTGGCGGGGCCTAGGCCCCGCCAATCCTTGACGAGACGAAACAAATGGGCCGTGGGGTACATGACGTAATCGTGAGGGAGAGATTGGCGGCGGCGGGATTGACCCCCGCCCAGCTCTCCCGGATCAGCGGGGCATCACCATCCTCGGTCAGCCGGTGGTGGGCCGGGGGATGGGAGACGACACCGCGCCACATCCGCGCCTTGGTCGCCGCGTGGGCAAGGCTCACCCCCGATCAGCGGGATCAGGTCGAGACCGAGATCGACACGGCATCATCACACGACGATACGGGCACGGCATGATCAAGTCTCTCCGCTACATCACCCTCAATACCGGCCATGGGTCGATGAGCCCCCGCGCCGATATCCCTGACAGCGCAATTGATAAACTTGTCGGCACGATCGATGCTGGCGGCGGCAAATTGTGGGCGACCGACTGGACACTCTGGATCATCGATCGCCGCCCGGGGTTAGCGGGGTGGCAAATTGGACACGCCTACGAGTCTCCCTGGATCGTGTCGCTGACGTGCTGGGACGAGTCCGCATCCGATACGGCATGGGCTATCGTCCCGACAATAGCCGAGGCGGCCGGACTGACTCGCGACTCGGCATGGCGGACGCCGCATCGCCCGCCCGCGCCATGGCTGGTAACCGCGATCATGCCCGCGATCTCCGAGGTTGCGGTCAAGGACATCATCGCATTGGGCGATGCCGGGCGATGCATCGCCTGGGCAATGATAGAGGCGGCGGGATAGCAACTCCCCGAATCAAAAAAGCCGCCGACCCCGTGAGGGATCGGCGGCAGACACATCAGATAGACACGCGATCGATCAGATCGCACCAACGCTCGCGGCGACTGTCGCAAGCTCGGCCAGGGCGGCGGCGATAGCCTCCGGCGGGGGCTGATACCCGCCATTGACCGCTACCACAGCACCAATCACCGCAGGCAGGGATTGCAGCGCCCCTCCGCCCGCCGCGATCAGCGCCACCTCGGGCTCGACATCGGAGCCGTGGGCGGCATCGAGCAGCGGGACGATCCGGCCGATCAGATCGGACACCGCCGCGATCGCGGCCGATTTTGCCTGATCGCCGACACCACCCCCGGCGGTCAGAACCTCGATCTGCGACCGTACCCCGCTGGACAGCGCCAGGGCACCAGCGCGGATATCGGCCCGCACCGCCTCCGACAGGCCGGGCGTCGCGGCGGTCTTGGCCGCGACCTGCTCGACGGCGATCGCGGTCTTGATCTCGACATAGGCGGTCTGCGCCGCGCTCCACTCGGCGCAGCCGCTCTGGCCGGTCCCGGCGCAGGCCGTGAGGCCCAGGGACGCCAGCAGGACCACCGCCAGCACCAGGGAGGCGCTACCGCCCTGCCCGGCCTTGGCGGCGGCATTACGGGCATGGCCGACATTGAGGGCCAGCCAGGACAACAGGCGGCGCGGCCACAGCCACCACGATCCGGCGGCGGGCTGGGGGATCGCGGCATCGAGAGCCGAGGCCGCCGCGACGGCGACCGGAACGGCCAGCGCCGCGACCTGGGGCGATACCCCGATCACGGTCAAAAGCGTCGTCAAATCAAGGTCCATGGGTCAAATCCCTCCGTTGAGACACAAAAAAGCCGCCTCCGGGATCGGGGCGGCGAGAAATCGGGACAGATGGCAGAGGATAGTGGGGCCTTACCCCCGGCGGATCATGTCGGCAATGCGGGCGGCGCGGTCGCCGACCTGCTCGGCCCAGCGACTATTGAGCGCCTCGGCCGCCGCGCCGGGATAGTCGCCGATCTGCAACGCGTAGAGCATCCGCTTAAAGCCCAGCAGTCGGGGCAAGCCGAGGTTAAAGCACATGTTGATCAGGACCCGCTGGCGGGCGTCGGACAGGCCGCGCCACCAGGGCAAGGCACGGTCGAGACCAGCGGCGGCGATCCCGATATCCTGATCGAGCCAGCGCGCCGCCTGCTCTGGCGTACAGGTATCGGCGGCCCGAACATCGTCGGTGTGGCCGTAGCCGATTGTCAGCTTGCCCGCCGAGCAGAGGTAGGCGGTGAGGCGCAATGCCTCGTCGCGGCGCAGCTCGCGCCGCAGGGCGGCAATATCATATCGGGGCATGATGATCTGTCTCCGGATGGGTCGTGGCGTGGCGGACATAGGCCGCCAGCACCTCGATCAGAGTGAGAGCGGCAGCCACCCCGATCGGGCGGCCGTCGCTGTGGACGCGGCACCCGTCCTCGGGGTGCCATGTGGCGTAGGCACCGATTCGAGGCGGTGGGATATCGTCCGGCATCACCCCGCCCCCGTCTCTCCGCCCGGCGTAGGCGGGATCGCGGCAGTCCGCGACCGCCAAATCCGGACCACGACGATCTCAAGCCCCCTCGGCCCGAGCCAGCCCAGCACCACCCCCACTCCCGCCGCCTGCCCGGGCGACAGGCTGAGATAATCAACCAGCGCCCAGGTCAAGAGAGCCATCGCCCCGATCGTCGGAGCCTCTAAAAACATTTCGCGCGACCACAGCCGCCGATGGCCGCGCCGGACCTGATCGGCATGCCATGCCAGCCGCCCGGCCAGGACGGACGCGACGATCAGACCCAGGGCGGCGGCGGTGGCGCGCAGCCACTCGGGGAGATTAGACAGCGGCATGATGAGGGGAGCCTTTCAAGCGGGCATAAAAAAACCCGCCGAAGCGGGGGCAGAGAGACAGGCGCGCGCGATCACGTCCCCTCCGGATAGGCAGGACGATCCGGCAAATTGTCGGACTCACCCCGGATCACGGCCCGCAACGCCGCCCGATAGGCGCGCCACGCAGCAGGCACCGGGACATCGGCCTCGACGCACCGGATCAAGGTGACATCGCTGGCGGTCAGCGAGGCTTGCGCTCCCTCGGCAATCTGACCACGGAGTGACTCGCGCTTGATCGCCTCGATCGCCGCGATCTGATCCGCCCCCATCGGGGTCACCGTGCGCCGGATCACGACGACATCGCCGTCGACGACCGGCGGCGCGGTGCCGCCGATCTCCAGCGGTCCTGGCTCGACCCCGGACAGCACGACAGCGCGGATGGTGTAGTCGCCCGCGTGGTGCGGCAGATGCGATAGCGGCCCCAGTACGGTGGTGCCGTCGGGCAGAGGGATAACTTTGGCGTTGCGGGAGTAGGCGAGGAAATCCGCGCCCTGGGTGATGGCAAGCTCAAGCATGGGGTTACCTCGCAGTGGCAGGGGCGACGCAGACGCCGCCGATGGGACGACCGATGGCGACGGTGATGTATTGGCCGCCACTGGCGTTGATCTGGATGCCGGAGCCACGGGCCTTGAGACCGCCGACCACCAAATCGATCGACATCGCCGGATTGGGCTCCCAATCGCCGCCACCTGAATTAAGCTGGAGCCAATTGGTCATCGGGTTGGAGGGAGACCGCGCCCGGTCGTACAGCGAGTAGCTATCCGCTGTGTCAATGCGCCGGATCAGCGCCCACTCCGGGGCGGTCGTGGTCGGCCAAAAGCCACCGTCACCGCCCCCGATATATTTTCCGGTCTCCAAAAATCCACACCGCTCGGCCAGGACGATGACGCGATAAATCCCGCTGGGTGCGCCCGCGCCAATTTGGCAGCTATTGGCCTCAAAGGCGGTGATCGCGGCATCAGCGGCGGGAACCGCGTTGCTGTTGAGCCGAAGCAATTGCCCAGCAGTCAGGTCAGGATGACGCATATAGCGATCTCCACCCCCGGCGCTGACGCGGGTGGCGATTACCACGGCGCGGGCGGTCGCGAGGCCGTGGGTCACCGTGGTGGCAGTGCCGGTGGTGTGATTTACCTCGGCAGTCCAGATGCCGTACCGGGCACCCACGCGCAGACGGTAGCCGATATACGCGCCCCCCGCCGCCAGAGCCGCCGCCGACCCCTTGGCGGCGCTGGTGTTGGTCGCCCAAGAGGTTGCCGGATCATCGCTGGTCCGCACCCGCCAGTCCTCGGCAGCGTCCCGGCGCTTAATGATCTCGACCCACTGGCCGGTCCAATGGGCTGTGGCCGCGTCAAGCACGGCCAGGATGTTCGCCCCGGTGGCCGCAGTTTGAGCTAGTCCCTCGGACGGGTCTTTGATGTCCGGTTCGGGAAGATTAGCGGTGCAGAGCGCCTTGGCGCCGGTCGGCAGCGGGTAAATAAACGGGCGCTGCCCGAAGTTGACTGAATAAGTGCAGGTGCAGCCGCCGCCGCGTTCATTGGCAACAACCACGGCCCAAGCATATCCGGCGAGCGGTTGAGTGATCGTGCCCTGAGATACACCGTTGCGGTAGAAAGTCACCAGATTGGCATCAATGTCCCATTCAACGCCAATGACAGATCCCGCGCTGTATGCCGCTCCATACTCGCGCAGATTGCCCAACGCTCGCAACGTGCCACTGTAGCCATTATACCCGATCGCGGCGGCCATCTGCCCCGCCGTCCACGCGCTACCGGGCGTCAAGCGATCGGCCCTCGCGATGCCGATTTCGTAGGGCTCGGCGACCGTGTGGGATGCGGCAGTTACCTCGCAGTACCAGTGCCCCGACCTGGGGGCGATTGTCGCGCTGGTCCATCCGTCCAACGCGAACGGGAGCGTAGCCCAGCCCCCGTTAATCTCGGTAACGCGGTTGTGGCATAGCGGACCCAGGGCCGCATAGACATTGGTCGGCGTGCTGGTAACCGTGTCCTTGCCGGTCGCGTCAAAACCAACGGCCGTCCAGTGGTTGCCCTGGCCGCTGGCGTCCCGACCCGGTTGGAGCGGATCACCAAAATCCAGGTGGCACCCGTTGACGCCCCATCCGCCCGCTGCCGCGATGGCGGCATAGATTTCGGCTTTCGGCTTCGGAATCCACACGCCGTGAATGTTGTATTCTCCGAACACACTAGGCGGCAGTTGGGCGCCGAAAACGAAATAGATCTCGGCCATCAGCCCCGACAGGGGGGAGTTTGTAGCCCCCCACCCGCCATTGCAGCCCAGGAACATGGGTAAGCCAGCAGTGCCGAACCATGTGTCCACCTGCTGGCAGGGCGTGGTGACGGTCATCGCCAGCCGCGCACCGTTTTCGCAGCAGATCACCCGGTCGGCCTGGGTCGCGTGGTCGGTGTTGACGCCGATGCAGTGGTGCGCAAAGGCGTTAGGGTCGCGCGCCGCCCGCACCGGATTTGCCGCAAAATTAACGGTGGACCCGGTGCTAAACCCCAAGCTGTTGGGGCTGATCTGCACATAGTTTGAGGTCGCCGATGGCGCGCTAGTATACGACGCGATAAAGCCGCTGGCGTAGGTGCCACTCCAGGCGAGCGTCCACTTGCGTCGGTTGCCATCGGCCATAGTCCGCCACAGATACGGGGCACCGCTAAACACCTGGGACGCGCCGTCGCGCTCACGCGGCACATAGCAGGCCGGAGCCACGGCGGGCTGAGTCAAAAACGGCAGCATGGATCATACCCCCCGCTGGCTGATGACGACATCGAGCGCTGTCCCGGACCCGTCCGAAGTGACCCACAGCAAATTGACCGCGTTGGCGGTGGTGGACCACGACCCGCCCGCCAGTTTGTAGCCGGGGGCGAGGGTCAGGGTGCGGCCACCAGTGGCGTCCTGTGCGATCACCACCAGCATCATGCCCGCCCGCCCTGCCAGACCGGCCGGAAACGCCAGCGTTAGGTTGATAGCGGCGGTCGCGGTGAAGACATTTCCTGCCGCAAGGTCAGGTGTGATGATGCCAGCGGCGAGAGCCAGCGGCACCGGCTTGGTCCAATAGCCCGCCTCCAAAACGGCGGTGGTGCCCTTGCGGAGATAAGCGCCCGCCGCCGACGCGATCATCTTGGCAATCGCCTGCGTCACCTGGGTCAGGTCACCCGGATCTGGGGTCAGAAGCGCCGCCCGGATCAGATGGTCAAGCTCACGCTGCGGCCACTCGATCGCGGCGGCAGGAACCGCCGACCCATCCCGCCCCAGGGCGGGCGATTCATCGACATAGGCCGCGCCCTCGGCCTCTCCCACGGGCGGGACGTATTTGCCCATCTCAGACTCCCTCGTAAGCAAACATCAAGACGATGTGGGCGTGGACGACGCGCCGAAGACGGCACTCCAGATCCTTGGCCCGGCTGAATTTGCCCAGGCTCTCGCCGCAGCGGCTGACCCCAGCCCGAAAATTGGTCAGACGCGGCCCCAGGACGGTGACCCGCAGGTAATAACGATTGCGATGCGCCCCACCCAGCACGTCGCCGCAGCGGGATTTGCCGCACACAAACGGCCGAAACTCACGGATTGCGACCGCATAGCCCAGACGGGCCGCGATCTCCTCGTGATAGGGGACCGATGCCCCGCCCCGGGCGGTGACGGTATCGATCACCGCCGCCCGGCGCTCCTGGACCGTGGTGGCGATCCCGGCCGAGCAGGCATCGGGCAGACCGGCCTGACGCTCCCACGCGGGCAGCATCTCGCGAGTCGTGCGCGGATCGGCCTCATCCAGCAAAGAAACGAGCCGGGCATGGACCCGCGCGCACTCCGCCGCCAGACCCCACAGAATCGGATCGTCCGGAGGCCAGGCCGGGCCGGGCGGGCGCAAGCCCAGCAATTGCCGGTAATAATCCGCCGCATCGGCGGCGATCAGGTCAGCCATGTCACAATCCCCAGGCTCGACATTTGCCCGGCGGGCAGGATCACGTCAGCCACCGGGGCCGCCAGCTCGTGCCAGACTTCCCCGGCGGCGGCGCTGATCGCCTCATCCAGCCGCGAGCGACGGATGTGAGTGGCAGGCTCGGCCTCGCGGCGCAAAAAGTCGGACAGCTCGGCGATAATCGCGGCCCGTACCTCGGGCGTATCCGGACTGATCCGGATATGCGGATTGAGCGGCACCGCGATCGGGGCAAACACCGTCACATCGGCGGTCGCGGGCTTGCGCCCCGGCGCATCGATATAGGTCTGGACCCGGGCGACATCGGCGGCGGTCGGGATAATGTCGTCCCGACCGTCCATCACAAAGGTGACGCCGACCGTCCCGGCCCCCAAAAGGAGGGGATAGGGCCAAGCGCGGGTGACGCCCGGGACCTCTTTGGCCCACGCGACATAATCGTCTGGATTGCCGCCATGCGGCGGGGCCTGGACCCGATCGCGCAGCCGGGCGCGCCACACCTCGACATCCTCGATTTCCGCGCCCCCGCTGATCTCGCCCGACACGGCCGAGGGATTGACCCCCGGCAGCGGACGGACCAGAGCCAGGATCGACCCGGCCGGGGCATTGCCCGCGACCCCCGCCGCCACCGCCTCGATCGTGACGGTAACGGACGTGCCGGTCGCGGTGGCCGAGCTGGTGGTGACGTAATCGACCCCGCCCCGCTGGAGCACGACACCAAGGCCGACCGCCGCCCCGACCGCACAGGACAAGGTAACCGACCCGGTTGCCCGGGCCGCCGCCTTGCGCGGTATTTTCCACCATGCCGCATGGCGGACCAAATTGGTCTCGTTGGCGCTGTCGGGCAAAATCTGCTCGCCGACGGCCAGGGCAAAGCTATAGAGCGCGTGAAAGGCATAGCCCGCGACCCGCGATGTCACCACCGCGTCAGCCCGGCGCAACACCTCGTCCTCGCCCATCCGGGCCAGCATGTCGGCCAGGGTGCGGTCGAGCAGCTCGGAGAGCGGCGGGCGGGACAATCCAAGATCAGCCATGCTCGGCGGTCCCCCAGGCAGAGGCAAAGGACAAAGCAAGCTCGCTGCCGTCCTTGCGGATAATCACGATATCGAGGATCAGGCGGTCCAGGCCGGAACGCGCGGCATCGACATCGACCCGTGAGGCCACGTCGTCGTCCACCAGCCACGCCAGCGCCTCGGCGGCGTAATCGCGGGCGCGGCGGATCACCGAGGGGATCAACGGCTCACGAGCCAGTTGCCACAGACGCGACCCCCACTGGTCCGAGCCCGCCGAATAGGTATCGGCCCACCACCCCATCCGCGAGGCCCCATCGGGCAGGACATCGCCCGGCGCGGCCCGGCGCCACGAAAACAGCGACGACACCACCGCGCGGGTCAGCCGATCCTCGATTGCCATGATCAGCGGGACCTCGACCCCATCGATCAGGATCGACAAATCCTGGGCATAGACCAGCATCAGGGTATCTCCGGCGGCGTGATCGGGTGGGGCGTCCCCGCCACCGCTCCGATCGTCCAGCTATTGACCCGGTCGGGCAGCCACTCCGCCCCGTGCCCGGTGGTCGAGTGGACGAATTTTTCGGAGGCCGCGATCCGCACCACCTTGCCCTCGATCCTCACCTCGCCGCCCGGCAGCAGCAGGATGCGGGCGATCCCGTCGGCCGGGCAGTAGACGCAGGCCGCCCCCTCGGGCAGATCGCCGGGCCGGGTCCGCCGGTCGGCGGCCACCACCACGATCCCGTGCGAGCGATCGCCGCCGGGAAACAGGGTGACCTGCTCGGACCCCGCCAGCGGGTGCGAGGTGAATCCGGCAGGCTCGAAATGCTCGACACCCCCCTTGATCTCGCCCGCCGTCAGACTGACCTGGAGTGTCTGCATCTTGCCGCCGCCGACGGCGGTGACCTCGCCCCGCGCCACTATGGCCCGGATACGGGCGAGCAGACGCGATTCGATGGCCGCGAGCGCGCGATCGAGCATCGACATCGACATCGGGGGTGATCCTAAAATTTGACGATAGTCGGCTTGGACGCGGGCGCGGCCTTGCCACCGTCACCCGGCACCTCGAATTTGACGATCTCGGCCCCCTTGGCCGCGCCGGACAGCCCCGCCTCGGGCACCTGCGGGGCCAATTCCCACGCGGCCTTGGGAGCGACCAGCAAGGTCGCCCGGGTGCCGTCGGCCTCGGTCAGGCTGTAGATCACCTCGCCGATCAGCATATCGAGGTCAAAGCCGATGATCGGATCATAGACCGGCACCGACTGCCCCGGCTGCCACAGGCGGCCATCCTCGGCCCGCCAGCCCTGGACGGTATAGCTGGTCTGGTAGGATTTCGCGGCGCGGTGGGCCGCCTCCCATAGCGCCGTCTGGCGGCAGGACGCGGTATCGCCATTGCCATCGGCGGACAGCACCAACACCCGGTTGCGGGCGACACCGGGATCGGTCGCCGACCCTTCCAACCCCGCCACCGCCGCGCCAAACGACAGGTCCGACCCTGCCGACTGCCCCCGCACGACGTAATGTTTAAACCGGTCGATCCAGTCGAGATCGGCCGAGCCGGTCAAGATATTGTCGCCGACCACGAGAGACCCGCCGGCGCGGGCCGATCCCGCCCGGCACAGCACCAGCCGCCCCTGGGCATCGTCGGTCGCCAGCAATTGCCGCAACGTCAGCAGACGGCCAAGGCTGCCCATCACCGTCTCGCCCGGCTGAATCTGGTGATCGGGCACCGCCGCCCCGGTATCGGCCACTGTGACCACCCCGACACCATAGACCCCGGCCAGATCGGCGGCGATCTGCTCGATCCGGCGATTGGTCCACTGCCCCGGACTGGAGATCGCGGCGCAATCGACCAGGTCGGCGGTCTTGGACCGCCCCCTGACCGACAGCTTGATCTCCTTGTCGTCATACTCAATCGGCGTCGCATCGACAAATCCGGTCAGGACCAGATCGTCACCAATCCACAGGCGGCACGAATCGCCCGCCTTGACCCGCCGCGACACCAGCGCCACCCCCTCGCCCGGCCAGCGGTCGGTGATACCGAGGCTAAAATCCCGCGCCGCCCGGTCCAGCCCCGCCGAAATCCCGACCGACAGCCAGCCGCCAAAAACCAGCCCGCCCACCTCCAATTTGACCGTATCGGAGGGAGCGGGCATGGCGGCAAGCCTTTATCGGGAGCGCAGGGTCAGGGGCATCGGCGGGACAAACAGCGGGTGGGACAGACCATTGCGGGCGACGATATCGCTCTCGCGGTCGGCATCGTCATAACGGTCATAGGCCAGCACCGCCGCCGGGACCGGCTCGGGCGGCGTCACCGTCACCAGCCCGGACGAATCGCGGGTGCGCGTCGAGATATCCCGCACCCCGGCAATCCGCAGATCGGAGAGCGCGGCAAACACCGCCGGATCGTCGGTTGTGGCCTGCTCGGCATCGACCAGATTGGTCCAATCGGTGCGGACAGAGCGGGCATCGTCACGGGATGACCAGTCGGTATCGGCGATCACCCGTCCGGTCTGGGCCAGGGCACCGCGCCGGATCAGGGCATCGATCGCCGAGCGATTGGACGATTGCCGCCGCCGCGAGGGCGTTGCCACCGGCACCCCCAGCGGCGAGGACGATCGCCCGGCCAGGGAGCCAAGACCGCCCAGACCACCGCCGCCGCCATTGCCAAAATCACCAAACAGGCGGATCAGCGCCAGGATACCCGCCGCCAGCAAGGACGGCACCCCGACCAGACCGGGCAGATTGCCGCGCAGCGACGATACCCGATCGATCCCGCCAGACAGCAGCGAGCCGCCGCCCAGCTTGGCGATATCGTCGAGCCCGCCCCCCAGATCGGACAAAGCCCCGTCCGCGACAAAATCGGGGACCGAGGCGACCGAGAATCGCGAGGCGAAATCGTCGGTGCTGGCGCTGTCCAGCAGATCGGCCGAGGTCCGCGCCGCGCCGCGTGTCGAGACCGTCGCCGTTGGCGACGACAGCCCATCATCGCGGACGACGCTAAAGCTGATCCGGTACAGCCCGCGCTGGCGATGGTCGGCCGAGCATGTTACCTCGCCCTCGACCGCGACCTGCATTGTCGGCCAGCCGGGCAAGACCAAATCGGCGGAGCCACCGGCCTCGAGCGCGGCGAGCAGATTATCCCGCGCCGTCTGGGTCTCGGTCCAGACCTTGCCGCCGATCAGACCGGTGACCGCCAGACGGCGGGGCGCCATCCCCATATCCTCGACGGTGATCTTGTCCCGCTGCGGATAGACGTGGACAACGGCCCGCCGCCCGCCTTTGACGTCCTCGGTCTCAACCCGAAATGGCACGCCACGAAAGCTGGCGCTCGACAGATCGGCCATTATCTCACTCCCGTTGCCATCGCCCGGTAGCCGACATCGGGATTGAGCGACAGACCGGGATGATTGGTCGGACCAGCATCGACCCGCATCCCGGACGGCGCCCCCTCGAAGCGGACATTGATCTGGCCCAGCACCTCGACCTTGACCAGGGTTGCCGCCAAAGCGGGCGACGGAGCCGAGGCCGGGGCGGATGGACCACCCGACAAGGAGGCGACCGGAGACGGAGCGATATTGCTGTTGGCCGCCACCGCCGATACCGCCCGCGAGACCGTCTCGGGCACCTTGATCGACGGCCCACCACCGCCAAACAGCCCCAGGATCGGGGCAAACAGCGATTGCAGCGCGTCAATCACGCCCTTACCCAGATCGATCAGACCGACGATCGCGCCCGCGATATCGCCCGAAATCAGCGAGGTGACAAACGACACCCCGGCCTGCCAGATCGCCTTGACCTGATCCCACAGCGAGGCGGCCCAAGACACCACCTTGTCCCAATTTTGATAGAGCAGATAGGCCGACCCAGCCAAAGCCCCGATCGCGGCAATAACAATCCCAATCGGGCCGGTGGCAATGACCAGACCAACCGCCATCCGCACCCCGGCGGCAACGACCTTGGCCGCCGTCGCCGCCATCACCAGAGCCACCCGGCCCAGCGCGGCGACGATCTGCGCCGCCGCCACCATCACCCCGGCATTGAGCACAAAAAACAGACCGATCACCGCGTTTTTCCAGCCGCCGACCGCATCCACGATCCGCGACAGTTCGGCCCAGGTCCGTTTCGCCCCGTCGGCCATCCCACGCCAGTCGATCGCGACGATATTGTCTTTGAGACCTTTCAGAGCGCCGACCAAGGCGCCGGAAATTTCCGCCGACACGGCTTTCAGCGTGCCATCACCGGACCATTGATTGAGCAGATCGAGCACGCCCGACAGTTCAGCTTTGATCGCCTCAAAAAACCCGGCATCGCCAATCGAGACCAGGACACGCGCCACCGTGTCCTGAAGATTTGACCACAAGCCATCCCAGGTCTTCGAAAGCTTATCCATCGCGCCCTGATAGCGCCTGTTCCAGATGCCGGTCACCACCGCCTGAATCTGGGCTTTGTTATTCTTGTTGGCCGAGGCAACCATTTGCTTGCCGTTTTCGACCCAGGAATAGGTGATCTTATTTCCTTCAGTGTTGGCGACGATGCCGAATTCCTTGAGGCGTTCATTTTCTCCGGTCATCGCGTCGGCCAGGGCCTCGACTGCGTCGTTAAGCTGTTTGCCCAGCGCGGCGGCGGCATCGCCCGCCGAGCGCAAAGCGCCCTTTTGCGGATCAATGCCATAGGCCTTGAGCTTGACAAAGCTGTCGGTCACCTCGGCCAATTGATAGGGCGTCACGGCGGCAAAATCGGACACCCAGGCCATCCCGGCCTTGGCCTTGGCCGCCGACCCCTCGACCGTCTCAAGAATCGCCGAGAATTTTTCGAATTGCGCGGATGTCTCGACGATTTTGCCGATGCCAAATCCGCTCCCCGCCAGCCCCAACGCCCCCGCCGCCGCACTCAGCGGCCCCAGGGCTTGGGCGACCGATCCACCCAAGCCAGCGGTAGCGCGGCCGACATCGCCCCAGGCCTTGACGTGCTGGCCGATCACCTTGTTGATCTTGGACAGCGGCCCGGTAACGCGATCGACCGCGCTGATCACCGCCCGTAGCGCCGCGCTTGTCGCCATGGCCTCTATCTCCCCTGCTGTGCCCGCCGGATTTCCTCACCGATCCGGGCCGCGTTGGCCTCGTAGATCGCGATTTGATCCAGCGGCAAATCCATCACCACATCCGCCCCCCAGAAATGGGCGACGTCAAACAGCCGTTCGATCAGTCCGGAGCCTTCGTCCCCGTCTGATCCGACTGCCCGAAAAAACCGACGATCACCGACATGCAGGCGTTGAAATCCTCCGGGTCGATCTTGTCGACCGAGGACGGCGGGATTCCGCCCAGCCGGGCGATATACTTGGCGATCGCCCCGGCCTGGGGCACCGCCGCCCCCTCGCCCAATTGCAGCGGATAGCCGCAGGCGACGATGTCCTTGCCCTTCGGCCGCCGCAGCGTCACCGATTCGATCTCATTTCCATGGGCGGTGATCGGATTGCTCAAAGGGATCGTCACGCTGTCGTCGCTCATGATGTCCACTTCCCTGATTTACCGGCGAACAACAGTTTCATGGTCCCCGCGCCGCCGGAAACCTCCTGCTTGCCCGACAGATGGGCCTCGGACAGCACCGCCACCTTGCCCGATTTCAGTTCGGCGGTGATCGACATCGACAGATTTTTCTTGATATCCGCCATCGGGAAGTCTTTGGGAACAAAGGCTTCGCATTCGATGGTCGGGATGTTGTCTTTCTCGGTAAAATAACCGGGCGCGACATCCTCGCGATCGGTTTCGTCGATATTGACGGTCACATCGTCGCTCGACAGCTCAAGCTGGGTCCCGTCCACCGAGATATAGACGGTCCCACCAATCGGCTTGCCCATGATTGGGGGTCTCCTTAGGTGTATTGCAGCCGGAACTGCGCCAGCAGCGCAAAAATGCGGAGCTGATTGACCAGATCGGGCGGATAGAGCACGTCCAACCGGTTAGGATTGGTCGCGTTGCGCTCGACGATCAGATTGGCGGCAAACGCCTCGGGGTTTTCGGCGATCCCGTCCCGCTCCAGCTCGTCATAGGAGGCGACCAGTTCGCCCCGGACGATATTGGGGGTCACCACGCCCGGCCCGATCCGCTTGCCATCATTGGCCAGCGCGTGGCGGCCATATTTCTGGGTCACCCGCCCCTTCAAAAACTGGAGGATGTAGGACAACTGGACCAAGGTGTTGACGTCGAGATAGGACGGATCGTTGACCCCCCAATCGTTGACGCGGTAGGTGGTTACCGCCCGCTCGATCCGGAGCACCCCGCCCGCGACATAGGTGGTAGCAATCCCGTGCATCAGCAGCGATTGCCGCTCGGTCATCGTCCGGCGCGATCCAGCCGGGGCCGGATCGATCCCGACCAAGGCCAGGGTCTGGGTCGGGCGATGGGGCGCGACCTCCAGCGCCGCGGCGTTTTGCATCCCATAAGCGGCGGCGACCTCCCACACCGGCTGCGGCACCAACGGCTCGATATCGGCAACGGTGACGTGCGGGTCATTGCGGCTGTCGCCAAACGTCACCTGCTGCCCCAGCGCCCCGCGCCGCGCCGACCAGACGTGGCCGTAAAGTTGACGGGCATAGGACCACCGGCCCGAAATATCTCCCATCTCGGTGCGGATCGCGTCGAGAGTGGCGCTGTCGGTATAAGGCTGGATGATGTGGGCATAGGCCTCGTCCCCCATCGCGGCAATCGCCCCGGTCAAGGCCGGATCGCCACTGCCGCCACCCATCACAACAATCGTCAGCGACAGACCGGACGGATAGGCCTCGCCCCCCAGCGCGCCCCGGCGATTGGGGATCAGCGTGATATCGTTGCCCAACGTCCCCTTGTGCCGCGCCGTCAGGGTGACGACAGCCGCCGCCGCCGTTGCCGTCACCGGCAGATCGGTCGCGGCATTGATCGCAGCGGCCAGAGCGGTTGCAATTTGCGCCACACTATCGGCGGTCGCCACCGCGATCTGGACGCGCTGACCGGCGACATACAGGGTCAGCGTCCCGGCTGCACTGGCCGGGCCGATTACGGTGACCGTCCCGGTCGCGGCGACACCGGCGGCGGCATCGGACAGCGGGATGCACCAGATTTCGCCGACCGGGTCCTGCGCCCGGGCGACCTCATGCATCCGCGCCAGGATCGAGCCACGGCCAAATTGCGCAATCGCCTCATCGGTGCGGCTGACCAGGATCGGGGTATCGGCCACTGCCGACCCCGTCGCCAGCTTTTGCCCGATCAGCAGGACTTTGCTGTCCTGCTCAAAGTAACTCGCCTGAGAATTGTCGATCTCGGCATAAAACAGCGGGACGCGGATATTGGAGGGGATGCGGTTAAAAGGGACGGACATCACAGGGCCTCCTCAACCGGGGCGGTTTTATCCGCCGATGCCTCGGGATCGGCCTCGACCGCGTCCTTATCGGCAAGGCGGCGCAGCCAATATTGAGTGTCGGGCACAATCGCGCCCTCGGACGGCAGCAAGCCGCCCCGCTCGGGGTCCGGCACCGACCGGCCCGCCGCAGGTTTGACGTACATGGTTGATCGCTCCTTTAGGTCAGGTCGATATCGGCGCGGGCCTCGATCCGGCCATCCGGGCCGGGGACGCGGCGGGCGGGATCGGCGGGATCGATCGCGTCCAGCGCAACATCGATCCCGGTCAAGGCAGGCAGCGCCGCCAGATCGCGGGCATGACGGGTATCGGCCAAGGCGATCTCGGTCGTGGCTGCAAAATCCAAGCGGTAATAGAGGCGGGCGCGATCGACATATTCGATCCCGCCGCCGCGATACTCGATCGGGTCGTAATCGGGGTCCGGCTCCCACCCCAGCAGCGCCGCCCATACCTCGGCGCGCAGCGTGTGCACCGCATCCGCCGCGACCGGGTCGTACTCGCCCGCCCGATTGTCGATCACCAGGACGACGCTAAATCCGTCGATTACCGTCTGGCGATAGCCGCCCGGCGCGCGGTTGCCCCCGTCCGCGTCGTCCTGCCAGGGCAGGACATAGGCGGCGGGCACCGCCAGATGCTGCGCCTCAGGGATCGGCTTGAAATCCTTGGCGACCAGCACCCGGCGGGCAAAGGTTGGCGCCCAGGCCCGCAGCGCCGCGACGATCAAGCTCAATCTCATAGCGGCCTCGGGATCAGGGCGTCGGACAGGGCGTCCTCGAGCAGGCGGCGGATCGCGCTCCGATGCCGGTCCAGCGCGACGTCGATATAAGGCCGTGGCCGCATTTTCGGGGTGCCGGACGCCAAAAATCCGGCGTAAAACGCCTTGCTCAGATTGGGACCGACAAAGGCGGCAAAGCCGCTGGGGGCCATCCTGGTGTCGAGCGACCTTTGCAGCGCCCCCGACACCTTGGCCGGGGGCGATCCCGCCGCCGAGGCCCGGTGTAACATGTCGCCCCAGACCCGATAGGTCCGCCCCGCCCCGGCCCGCGCACTGACCATGCGGCGAGCCTCGCGCTGGACCAGCCGCGCCCCGATTCGGATCGCGCGGCGGACCTTGCGGCGGTCAAAATCGACCTGGCCAAATCCAGCCAATCCGACATTGACCTCAATCGATCCGCTCATGATGCGCCCCCTACTTGCTCGGCCTCGATCAAGGTCCAAACGCCCAGCCCGTCCAGATTGGTCGGGCGGCGGACGGCATAGCGGTTGCCCCGCCCATCCTCGAGGACATGGGAGGTGGTCAGCCCGGCGAAATACCGGATCGTGATCCGATGGGTGATCGTCGCCGCGATCTGGACCGACCCGACATAGACCCCACTGCCGACCGGCTCGATCCTGGCCCGGCGGCGCGCAATCTCGGTGTAGCCCTCGGTGACCCCGGCATCCCCGTCCGGCTGATCGGCCCGGAGCAGGATGCGGACGGGGTGGCGCAGCTCGCCAATCGTCGGCGGTCTCATGCCACGCTCCATACCCGATAGGGACCGAGCAGCGCCTCGATCGTAAACGGCAAGGTGTTGACGATATTGCCGATATTGACCGGCTCCCGCACCGCATACCATTGCGCCACCAGCAGCAGGATCGCGTGGCGGATCGCCTCGGGCACCGTGTCGGCGGTCGGGCCATATCCCGCCCGATACTCGATGCTGACCGCGTCGAGCTGGCGGCGGGCGGCAGGCCAGGACTGACCGGGCGGCGGGGCGATAATCCCCGGCTCGCGGCGGCTGACCTGATAGGCCAGCGGCGGAGTGACCGCCTGCTCGACCCCGTCGGGATCGATCCAGGCCACCCGCTCGACCGCGATCAGCGGCGGGCGGGGCAGCACCACCGGCCCCACCGGCCAGCAATCGAGCACCAGCCGATAGGTCCGCTCGATCAGCGACCGCTCGGTAAATCCCTCGACCAGACCGGCGGCGGCCCGGACATAGCCGGTAATCAGGCCGTCGTCGGCATCCTCGCCCTCCATCAACTGGAGGTGGGATTTAACCACCCCCAGCGGGACAGCAATCGCCGCCGGGGCGGTAACGAGGATCAGGCTCATCGGTCCACCTTGAGGCAAGTGCTAGCCGATCCGAGTCGGACTGGACAGGACATAGCCGACGCCGACCTTGGCGGTATCGGCCCCGGACGCCGACAGATCGGGGGTGTACTTGACCCGGACAAAGCGCTCGGCCTCGAGCAGATTGCAGCCGAGCTTACCCGCCCCGGTCACCGTGCCGCCGCCGGTCGGGCCGGTCAGGGTCATGATCACCTTGTCGGTGCCGATCTCGGCATAGGTGACGCCGTCGGCCGAGTGCTCCCAGATCGCCGAGACGGTCAAGGTCGCTCCAGCGGCCAGGGTCGCGGTCGCCGTCAGCAGCGCAATCGCCGATCCAAACCGGACGGCGTCAAACTGGTTGAGCAGATCGAGCGCGGCGGCGGTCTTTTCGACATTGTCGGTCCCCGCCCCCGCCGTCAGGCTGTACTCGACGGCGGCAAAAGCGGGGACGATCAGGGCCGCATCATCGCGGCCCAGCCCAAAATGAGACATGGTCTCTCTCCCGTGTGAGGGTCGGTCGGATGGGCCTTACTGGCCCCACTTGACCCCGGACAAGGACGCAAAGGCGGCGGCGTGGCGAAAGCCGAAATCGTGGCTCATCACCAGCTTGACCCCCAGCATGTCCTGCGCCCACAGATTGACGATGCTGCCCGAGGAGTCCTTAAACGACGCGGTGTCCGACGTTTCGAGACGCATGGATACCGTCTCGCCGATCATCGCGTAATCGTGCGCCCCGAAGAAAATGTCGCCGCCCGCCCCCGCCGGACCGGCGAGCAGAACCGTGGTTTCGACCGGATACCCAAACAGAGTCGGGTTGGGGCCTTCGAGGGTCGGGAAAGCCTTGAGGTCGCCCTGATAGAGATCCTCGAGATACATCTTGATCGACGGATGCATCAACCACGCCGGATTGGCCTGATCGACCGGGACGTTAGCCTCGGCCAGCACCTTCAGCAGCTTGCGCAACTCGGCCCGCACTTCCTGGTTGGTGGGGGCAACTTTGTCGGCGGCGACGATCTTGTGGGCCTTCGGGATCGCGTACTTGTACCCCATCACCTGCTTTCCGGTGCCGGTGCCGTACAAAAATTTCCGATCCTCAAATTCAGACGCGGCCATGACCAGCTCGTACGAGCAATAGGCCTCGACCCCGATCGCGGTGTTGCGGAGCAACTTTTTCGAGATCGGCAGAATCGCGCCGAAATCTTTCTCCGTCAGCGTCAGAGTCCCGAATGTCGTACCGGTCGCATCCGGCTGCTCATTTTCGCCGACGTAATCGACGGAGCAGGTCGAGAGACCCCGCAAATAAATCGAGTTGCCGGGGACAACCCGAGCCCGCTTGCGCACCACCGTCCGAGGCCGAAACTGGCCGATGATCCCCGGGGCCAGGGTCGGCGGGATCAAAAATCCGCCGCCAGCATTGTCCGACGCCGTCTGTGCCGCCGAGATCATCTCAGTGACCGGTGACCGCTCGCCATACAAGTCGTTAGCAATCCGGGCCGCGCTGGTCGCCATCCCATTGCGCAGGCCCAACTGCGCCTGGGCATAGGAGCGGACCACCGCGCCGACCTCAAAATTATGATCGCGCGGCGCAGCGGCGGCGGCGGGGACCAAAGCCGGAGCCGGGGTGGCGGCGGGGATCGGGGCCGACGCGGTCGCGGTCGCGGCCCGGCGGCGCTCCAGATCTTCGAGCGTCGCGATCTGCGCCGCCAAGCCGTCGTCTTCGGCCCGCGCCGCGTCCATCGCCGCCTTTTCGTCGGCGGTCAGATCGCGATTGGCGGCGGTGGCAGTCGTGACAATGCCGTCCATCCGATCCAGCACAGCGGCCCGCGCCGCTTTGAGTTTAGTGATCTTGTCCATATCAGCTCCTTGCGCGGCGACGCCGCAGATCGAGATCGTAATCAGCCAGCGTCCGGGCCAGCGGCCCAGCCACTACGGGAGGGACCGACGCCACCGGCTCCGGCGGATCGGCAAGAGTTTCCGGCGGCGGCAAATCATCGGCCGTCGGACGGATGGAAGCGGCGGGCGGCTTGCCCCGGCCCAGGCGGGTCAGGGTGTTGTCCAGACTGTCGATCCGGTCGGCCATCCCGGCCTTGACCGCCGCCCGGCCCACCAGCACCCCGCCCCGGCCAAAATCGGACAGGACCGCCTTGGCTGTCGTCTTGCGGCCCCGGGCGACATCGGCGACAAATTCGCGCTCGATCACGTCGAGCACCGTGGCGCGGATTTCCGCCTGCGCCTCGTCGGTCGCGAGATCGGGCCGTTTGGACGGCGCGCCGCTCGATGTAATCTCGATCGAGCGCCGCCCGGACTGGTCCGGGGCCTCCTGCACCGAGGTGGACAGCGCGATGCCGATCGAGCCAACCAGCGCGGTCGGGGACAGCACGATCTCGGACGCCTGCGAGGCGATCCAATAGGCCGCCGAGCAGGCTTGCCCCGGGACATAGGCGGTTACCGGCTTGGGCGATGACGCCACCAAGGCGGCAAAGGCGGCGACATCGGTGGTGACGCCGCCTGGGCTGTCGATCACCAGCAAAATCCGCTCGACCCCGGTCGATGCCTGGGCCGCACGCAGATCGGCGGCGGCGACATCCAGCGAGCAGCCGCCGGAAATGTCGCTCATCAGCGTGGCGCGGGGCAGGATCGGCCCCAGGATCGGGATCGCCGCCACCCCCGCCCGCCAGGTCGCGGTGCGGGTGCCCTCCAGCCGCTGCCCCATATTGGCGATCGCCCCCAGCGCCCCGGCATAGCGGTCGGCATGGCCGTCGGCGAGCCGGGCCGCGACCGAGGGCGCATCGAGCGCGCGGAGCGCAATCGCCTCGATCGTCGGCAGCCACTCGGGCATGATCGCCCAGGGCATCGAGCGGATCGCCCGCAAGACAGCGGTCGGCATCAGGGGGTCTCCTGTGGCTGGCCCGCGACGGCCATGTTGGCCGGGCGCAGGTAATCGGTCCCGGCGGCACCAGGAATCGGGTTGAGGTTTTCCCGCGCCCGGATTTCGTTGGCGTTGAGCGCCCCGGTTTCGCGGGCGGCGCGATAGGCTTCCCACCGCGCCTTGACGTCGCCGCGCAGCAGCGCGTCCGGCAAAAATTCGTAAAAGCAGTCGGGGGCGGCAAAAGACTTGGTCGCCGCCTCCGCCACCCGCACGTAATGCGGCATCATGTGGTAGAGGACAAATTCCAGCGACTGGTGCTCGATATTCCCGAAAGTTGCTTTTGAGAGTTCGAACAGCAGATGCGGCGGCACGCCAAAGCAACGGGCGACATCGAGAACGCTAAACGTCCGCGTCTCGATCAACTGGTTCTTTTCATTGTCGAAAACGAGGAATTTCGGCTCTAATTCCTGATCGAGAACCGTCACGCCATTGGCGTTATGGCCGCCATTGGCCTCGATCCAGTCGGCCTTGATCTGCCGCTTTACCGGCGCGTCGATCTTAAGCTTGCTGGTCAGGGTCACCCCCGGCCGAGCATTGTTGGCAAAAAACCGGTTGGCGAAATCCTGGGCCGCCAGCCCGCCGCCCAGCGCGTCCCGCATGTAATGGAGCGGACTGAGGCCCGTCAGACCGGTGCGGCTAAAGCCCTGGACATGCCAGATCGACCGGGATGGGAATCGCTCGCGGGTGTGGTCTGGCAAGGTCGCGTCGTAAAATTGCTCGTAGCCGCGCTCGCGGGTAAAGGTCTTGACCGGCTGCACATAGCCGGTCTCCAGCCGGGTCAGCGCCACCGGGTCTTGCCGATAATCGCGGCTGATCCATGAGTAATGATTGCCTGCCAACAGCACATCGGCGAGCAGCATTTCCTTGAAGGCAAATGGTGTCTGGACCAGATTCGGATCGTCGTGCAGCAGCCGGTATTGCGCGGTGTCGTCGGCCCGGGCCTTGCCCCCTCCGGCGCGGCGGTAATAGACCAGCGGCGTCATCGCAAAAACGCCGCACAGGATGCGCAGCGCCTGCATCACCGCAGGCAGGGTCATCACCGTCTGATCGGTCACCCGCTGGCCCGAGCTGCTGGTGCCGCCGATCATCGTCACCAGCCACTGGTTCGGGGCGTCGACCGGGCTGGTCTGGGCCGGATCGGCGGCGGCGGACGGAGTCGGATCAGCAGAGACGGGCGCTGCGCTGGACGGAATCGGGGCGGACGCCGCCGCAACAGCATCCGTGCCCCGACCAAACCAGCGCATGTTACATCCCCGTATACTCGTAGGTGTCCGGCTCATCGTTTTCCGGCGGCGCAATCGCCCGACCCAAGGCCATGATCGCCGCGACGATGCCGTCGATCCGCTTGATCGATTTGCGCCGGTCCGGCTTGACCGGCTTAATATTGTCGGCGGTATCGGCCTGGATGCGGGTGCACCCCGCCATCCACCGCGCCACCGGATTCCCGCCGTGGTTAAACAAATGGCCGGTAATCAGCCGCTCCAGCTCTTTGGTCGGAGCCGACATCGAGGCAAAGCCCTGCCCAAACGGCACCACGACCACCCCGTCGCCGGTCAATTGGGTGGTGATCTGGGTCGCGTTCCAGCGATCGATTGCCAGATCGACCAGATCGACGATTTCCGTCAATGCCGGGCCGGGGGACTGCTCGTGCTCGACCCCGCCGGAGATCAAAGCGCGGACAACGTCATAATCGACGATATTGCCCTCGGTCGCGGTCACCCATCCCGCATCGATCCAGCGGTCAAACGGGACGCGGTCGCGCTTGCACCTTTCCTCCAGACCTTCGCTGGGTATCCAAAAATGCCACCAAGCGTCATAGCCGCCCGGCACCGTTAGTGATTCGGCCACCAGGGCCAGGGCGGTGATGTCCGTCGTCGATGACAGATCTAGACCGCCCCAGCACCGCCGCCCGCGCAATGAATCAAGCGTCACCGCCTGGACCGGCGTTTCGGCCCATGCCTCCATCGGCAGGCCGCCCGTCGCCTGATCGTTCCAAATATTCAGGTGGTAACGCTTAAAATCGCCGATTTTCCGGGTGTTTCCCTGAGCCTTGGCGACCTCGGAGGCCAAATAGTCCGGCTTGACCGATATCCCGAGATTGGGATTTGCCTTGGCCCAGGTCGCGGGAGACGTCCAATCGTCGGCGGGATCGGCCGCGAAAATCCGCGCCAGGAAGGTCGGGTCGATGATCGCCCCGGCCAAGACCTGCTCGGCGTATTCGTGCAACTCCCAGCCATAGCCGATTCCGGGGCTCCCGGCGGTGGTAATCAAAATCTCCAGCGGCTGGCGGCGCGCCACCGTTCCCTTGTGCACCACGTCGTGCAGATCGCCGGACGGCCATTCGTGCAGCTCGTCGGCGATCGCAAAATTGGGCGAAAATCCGTGCTTGCTCCCAGCCGCCTTTGACAGCGGCTGGAAAGACGACAGCAACTCGGGGCAGTAAATCGAGGTGGTGTAGACCTCCAAATCCTTGGACAGTGCAGGCGACAGCGCCGCCATCACTCCGGCTTTCTTAAAAACGATTTTAGCCTGATCCTTGTTGACGGCCATCGAGTAACCCTGGCCGCCAAATTCGCTGTCGCCGACCAGGACGAGAAGGCTAAGGCCCGCCGCAAACTCGGTTTTGCCGTTCTTTCGCGGCACCTCCAGATAGACCTGACGGATCAGCCGGGTCTTGTCCGCTCGTTTCCATCCGAAAATCTGGCGGACCAACTCGGTCTGCCAGGGCGTCAGGACAAACGGGCGGTTGTACCACTCGGCCTCGGTGTGGCGCAGGTAGGTCGGGAAAAACGCGACCGCCGCGTCCGCCGCATGGTGGTCAAACCACGCCCCGAACTGCTCGCCGCCCAGAGGCATCGGCGGCGCGGGCCGAACCTCAGTTGAGGAGATGACTGCCGAGCAGTCCGATCGGGGACGGCGCGGGCTGCGGCGCTTGCTCGCTGCTGCTGGCTCCATCCTGACCCCGATCAAACAATCCGCCCGGCGGCGGCGGCGGCGTGATCCCAGCCATCCGCTGCAAAATTTGCTGACGGGATGCCGGATTTAAGCCAAACCGATCCTCCAGCGCCTCGAGACGATTCTCGATCCGCTCCCGCACCGCGAATTTCGGATTGATCCGCTGCATCGTGCCGTGAGCCGACACCGTCTCGTAGGTCTCGCCCTGCTCGGCGATCGAGGTGGTCAGGTCCCACCATTGCGCGGTGTAGACGCAGTACCGGGCAAACGCCGCCCGATCCGTCTCGCGTAAAAACTTCATCCGCGCCAGTTCCGGGGCCAGGGCATCCCAGATTTTCCGCGCCCCCTCCGACAATTCCGGCGGTGCGCCGGTGTGCAGATCGGCCGACACGTCGGAGACGGCGGCGGTTTTGCGACGGCCCGGGTTGCCCTTGGCCTCTTTCACCGCCGCCGGATCAGCCTTGCGACCACGAGCCATGTCCTTGATCCAAAAAAAAGTTTTCGGAATTTCGCGCACACAAAAAATGAGGGGGGACCTCGGTCTAGGATCGGGAGGGGTGGAGAGATTTGACCCCCCTCCCCCTCCCGACCCATCCTCGGCAACCCCAGCATGACGGTCAGGGTAGCGGCCCCCGACCGTCAGGCCGACGCCGCGGGTTGCCGAAGCCTCCGTCTTCTCGAGCCGTCTTGGACCGGTGACAGTCAGCGGCCATCGCTTGGTGGTTCGCCGGGTCCCAGAACAGCCGCTGGTCACCCCGATGCGGAATGATGTGATCGACCACCGAGGCGGCGCGGACCCGCAGCCGACCGGCCTGACAGTCGGGACACTCGCACAGCGGATGCTCGCGGAGATACGCGGCGCGGTACTTTTGCCAGCGGGCGTCATAGCCCCGACTGGCGGCGGTGCCGCGATCCCGGTCGATCTGACGCTTTCGCTCTGCCGCGACCTCCGCGCAATGCGGACAGGGCTGACCGGCTGGCACCCGCCGACCACATCGGCAGGCACGCGGAGGAGCAGACGGCATCGGCGGACCCCGGAAACGACAACGCCCGCCGGGACGGGTCCGGGCGGGCGCAATACGATCTTTCGTAGGATGTGCAATAGCCTTTCGCAAGCAACCTTGTCAAGCACTTTCCCACGGCCGCGCCGGAGCCGTCGGGGCGAGCACGCGGTGATGATCGATCGCGGTGTCAGACAGCGCGTCATGGAGGCAGACCAGGGCCGACCGCCAGACCAGATACTGGTCCCGCTGACCGTCGACGACGGACATATCCCACCCGACCATCACGACACCGTCGCCCAGCTCGACGCCGGGGCGGACATGGTGGCCGACGACATGGCGGTTGGCATCGTACAGACGGCGGGGATTGCCGTTGCCGTCGACCAGAGCCGCCATCACCGGACGAGCGCCGGGAAGCCAGTCGGGCCGGGTGCCCATCTTGCCGTGATGGATCACCAGGGCGGACTGGAGACGGGACAGCCGCAGCACGGCGGCATGGACCCAATCCGCGTCGGGATGGCAGAGATGGGCGACCGGCCCGCCTCCATCGGCCTCGATTTGCAGCAGCGCGAGCGACGATACCTTGGCGGGCCGGACCCACGATCCCCGCGCCGCCAGATCGGCCTGCTGGTAGCGATAGGCCCAGATCACCACATCCTCGATGTCGGCAATTTCGGTGTCACGCCACCCCGGCATAGAGCGTGCCGGGGTCGTGCCGGGGGGTGTGCCACCCTTAACCGATTGATTTGCGGCCATTATCTTATCCTATCTTATCTTTTAGGAGAGGAGAGAGAGGGAGAGAGACGCGCACGACCGCGCATACGCACGCGAGCATCCGCCCGTCATCCGTGCCACCCGGGGCCGACGCCCGGATATCCTCAAGGCAATCAAGCGCTTGACCCCGGCACGGCCCCGGCACAGACCCCGACACGCCCCGGCACGCGAGCGCGGATCAACCGGCCCTGCCAGGGGGGTGCGGGGGGACAGGAGAGCGGACGGCATCACTACACACTCCCGTGGACGCTGGAGGCCATCGCGGCGACATCGGCCACAGGACCGACATCGAGGAGCGTGGTGGGGAGCAGCACGGCGCGGGCGCGCTCGCCGCCCTCCCCCTTGCCCTTGAGCTTGACCGTTCCGTCGCCAAAGCGGATGGCATGGGGCGAGTCGTCGGCCCCCTCCAGCTCGCGCAACGCGGTGGCCCAGCCACCCCCGGCAAAGGCGGTGCCGCGATAGATCGTCTCCAGCCCGCCGTGATCCTTGGCGACGGCGATATACTCGACACCGCCGACCACGGATATCGTGACGCCAAAGCGCTTGATCGGCCGCAGAGCATCGTCGCGGTAACCGCCCGGGTCTTTACGCAGGCCCTCGGCCAGATGCTCGCCGACCGTCCGCTTGCCGCCGCCCGCCCACTCGTCGACGCGATAGGTCATCAGGTGGATCAGCGCGGTCTCGGGGATCGACAGAGGCTTGTCCAGCACCTCGGGTGCCAGCCGCCGCCCCCACCATGCCGCCCGATCCTCATTGAGATCGTCATAGCGGATCAAATCCCACCCGGCGAGCAAGGTCGCCCAGGTGTCGATGCCGCGCGAGTCAAACCCGGCATCGGCCAGGGCGATCTGATAGGCCTCGAGCGTCTGGGGCCAGCGCCCCCACGCCCACAGCATCCGGCGATAGAGGCGCGGCCCCAGCGTTGCCGCCTCGCGGGCACGGCGCGAAAACAACACCTTGTCCCGCGCGCTGGCCGTAAGCGGCAGCAGCCGCAGCACGACGCGGCGATTGGCGTCCTGCTCATCGACCGGCGGCGGGATGATCCCGCCCAAGATCGTGAAAAGTTGGGTCGGCACACTGGCGCGGCCATGCAGCGCCGCGCGGCCCTCGCCAGCGGTGTAATTGTAGCGGATCAGCTCGGTGACCCCGTCCGACCGCTGATTGTCGGCCTTGCTCTCGGTCTCGTTGAGGATCAGCAGACGGGCACCCCGATCCAGATCGCACAGATCCCGGATACCGGGGGCCGATTTGACCTCAAGCTGCAAGGCCCGACCATTGGTCAGCGCGGTCGCGGTCAGCAGCGCCGACTTGCCGCAGCCCGACCCAGCCTGGACAAACACCACCGGGCGGCGCTCGAGCAGAGCGGGCAGCCACGCCAGCGCCACCGCCCCCAGATAGAGCCGCGCCCCGGCCCGTCCCCGCGCCCACGTCCAGGTGCACAAAAACTGCTCAAACCGCGCCACCTCGGCTTGGGTCGCCCGATCCAGCGCCGGAGCCATTTCCGGCGGTGCGGCGGGATAGACATAGGACCCGATCCGCCGCCCCGCCTTGGTCGGAGAGGCCATCATCAAGGCCCCGTCATCCCAGCGCGCTTGCACCAACCGGTCGCCCAGATGGATCACCGCCGGGCCGGGGGTGCCGTCATCGGCGGGGCCGGTCTCGTACCACACGCCCGGCCCGCGCACCGCGTCGGGATCGTACCACCCGGCAGCGACGGCGGCGGCGATCAGCGCGGCCGAGGCCTCGGTGATCGCCCAGCCCTTATTGCCTTTGCGCTCGGCAAAATTGAGGGCAAGCCAGCCGCACCGCCCGCAAAAAAGCGAGACCTGCTCGGCCTCGCCCAGGCGGCGGTACTCGCGGATTTGCCCCTCGGGGTCGGAAAACCAATAGGTCCCCGCCTTGTGCCCCAGCGGACGGACGGGGCAATCGGGCGGCAGACCATCATCCACCGTGCCCCCGCCGGACAGCAGACCGTCGAGATCGCCCGCAATCCGCCGCTCGCCGACCGCGCCCATCACGCCACCTCGCGGGGGGTGCGGGGGGACTCGGACCCGGCGGCGATCAAAGCCGCGATCTGCGACAGCGGCAGCATGTCGCGCCACATCCGCGCCACCAGGGCCGCCAAGGCGGGATCAAGCCGCCCCAGATCACCCAGATCAGACCGGACCATTGCCGTCCCCCATCAGTAGATCGTTAAAATCGCACCCGACCTGGGCGCGCAGCCGCAGCGGAGACATCCCCAACGCTGACCACCGCGCCAGCGCCCGCGATCCCTCCGCCTCCGCCGCCGCAAGGTCGGCGCTGTCGCCATCCTCGAGCAGGATCGGGTGCCGGACATCGGGGGGCGGGATCACGCCGGGCCGCTTGGGATCGGGCACGATCGAGGGCAGCCGTTTGCCCGGCCGGTCGGGATGATCGGCTCCCACCGATCCCGGCAGCGGCGCACCGCCCAAATTGCCGAGCGACGTCGCCGCCCACACCGGCAGGCGGTGGAGCGGATGGCCCTCGGGCAGCAGCCGCGAGGATTGCAGCACCGACAGCGCCGTCTCCCACCCCTCGGCAATGCCGAGATAGAGGCCGGGACGGCGCAGCATGATGGCCCCACCGTCACGCCGACCCCGGATTTTGCGGGCGTCGAGCACCTCGCCGGTCACCGGGTCATGCGCCGACAGCTTGGCCCCGGTGTCGGGGTCCAGGTGGGTCAGATGCACCCCGACCGGCTGGCGGGTGCGGCACTCCTGGATCAGGCCAACGACAGCCGGGAAAAAACCCAGCAGGCGATAGCCGCCCTCGATTTGATCGTCCTCGACCCAATATTTGAGCGCGGGGGCAAAGCGCAGCACCGCGCCAAAGGCCTTGACCGGGAGGGTCAGCCCGCGCGAGGCGAAATAATCCTCGACCAGCGTGCCGGACGGATCGATTGTCCGCTCCCAGATCGCCCGGGCCGCCGCCTGCTGCTCGGCCTGACGCTGGCACTCCGCCGCCGCCAACCGGGCCTCGAGCGCCTGGCGCTCCGCCGCCGCCTTGCGGCAGGCCTCGGAATCGGCGACGAGACCGGCCTCGTCCATCAGACGGCGCATCGCGACCGGAAAGGCCTCGTGCTGGATCCGCATCACAAAATCGACGACATCGCCGCCGCCGCACCCGGCATAGCAGCGCCAGGTGCCCCGTTCGGGATCGACGGCAAAGCTCGGGGTTTTCTCGGCGTGGAACGGGCAGCAGGCCCAGGACTTCCGCCCGCGCTTGCGTAACGTCACATGACGCCCCACCACCACCTCGATCGGGTGGCGCGCCCGCACCGCAAGGCGATCGTCGGCGCTGAACCGGTCGGAGCGGCGGGTCATGCCGCCCCCCCGAACAAGTCGAAGGCTGGGGCAAAATTGGTCAGCACCAACTCGGTCTTCGTGGCGTTGCACAGCCCCCGCACCGGCAACTCGGTAACGTGCCAGTCGGCGAGGATATCGCTGTAGACCGTGCCGGGATTCATGGTGACGATCACCGCCGCCCGCGCCTTGCGTAGAGCCCGGCACAGATCCGCGTGCTCGTCAGGCCCCATATCGACCTCGTACACTTGCTGGCGCTGGGTGTTGGTGGTTTCCAGGGGATACGGGGGATCGAGAAACAGCACCGCGTCGGGCAAATCTCCGAACACCTTGACCATGTCCAGGCAATGCCGGGAATGGATAGTCACCTCCTTGAGGCGGCGGCACGCAGCCGCGATGCGGTCAGGCAGGCGATTCCAAACGGTAAGGTGCCAATCCTGATCCCGATTAAGTCTGAAACCAGTAGCGCCGGTATGGCAGCCATTAACCGACAGCCACGAGACCACCAGAAACCGCCGCGCCCACTCGACCGGATCGTCATCGCGGATAGCAGAGCGACACAGCGTCAACTCGGCTTGAGCATACGGCGTCATCGCTATCGCCTCGCGTAGGGCGAGCGCCAGGACCGGGTCGCGCACGACCCGGAACAGGTTGGCGACATGGCCGGACAAGTCGTTGATGTGCTCGACTTGGTGCGGGGGCTTTGCCAGCGTCACCGCCGCCGACCCAGCAAACACCTCAACCCAAACCCGCCGCCCGGACGGCACCAAGGACAGGATTTTTGGCGCGACCCGCGCCTTTGATCCAAACTGGCGATGGACGGGGGAGCAGGTCACAGCAACCGCCCTTGTCTCTGCCCCCGATCCTTGACCGGCAGGACCGGGGCGGGATCGGGGTGGATGTCGCTGGCGACGGGACGATGATCGGCGCAATGCCACACATAGCCCTTGCGCCAATCCTGCCGATTGATCCGGGTGCCAAAGGCCCCGAACGCGCCGCAGACGCGGCAGGAATGATCGTCCGGCTTGGTGGCGGAGGCAGCCGTCATCACCACCCCCACCGGATCGCGGCGGCGGACAGCACCGACCAGACCAGCGCCAAAGCGTGGGCGAGGGTGTCGAGCAGACCGCACAGCATCATGATTTGATCCATCGTCCCCTCCCCTCTCAGCAGCAGGCCCCGCCGATGGCGGCGGCGGTGGCGAGCAGACCGACCAGACGGCGCGACCAGCGCCAGCGGCGGCACCGACGGATGCGGCGCGGGACAGACGGGCGATAGCAGGGGCGGCGAATCATCATCACTTGGCCCTCCCGGTGCGGAGCGCGGCATCCGCGCTCTCAAGCTGTGCGATCAGGGATTCCTGGGCCGCGACCGCCTCGCGCAATTCGCGCAGCAGGCGGGGCCGCTCGGTGTGATCGATCCGGCCATCGGCCAGGGCCTCGGCCAGCACCGCGACCCCCTCGGCCATTTCGGCCAGGGCCGAACCGGGCGAGACGGCGCAATCGTCTTTGCGCAGCCCGGTGATCCCGGCCAGGGCCAGGACTTGCCCGGCAAAGGCATTGGGCAGGACGCGGCAATAGGAGAGCAGCGCCGGGGCTGAGGGGGCGCACTCGCCCAGCACATGGGCCTTAACGGTGCGGACATCCTGGCCGGTGGCGCTGGCCAGCACCTCGCGGCTATAGCGCCGCCCCTCGCCGCAATAGAGCGCCAGGGCGTCGGAGGTGACGCGGCGGAGCAAATCGGCGGAGATCAGACCAGACTCAGACATGGCATTGTCCCTCCCCCGGCCCCATCGTGACGCGACCGACACGCGGAGCGATTGCATGATCAGCGACATAGACAGACTTTTGGCGGAGGCTCCGGGCCGGGGCGATCCCGCCCGCGCCGAGTGGTGCCGCCGCCTCGACCGCGCCATGGCGGCCAGCGCCCGCCGGGTGGCGGTGGCGGCGGGGGTGGCCCGCGCCGCCGCGATCGAGGCCAAGGATTCCCGCGCCATCGCCCGCGCCGAGCAGATCGCCGCCGACGCGCTGCGTCTGGCCGAGTTGGCGGATCAGCAATGAGCGGCGCGGCATCATGCGGCGGCTCCATCGGCACCGGCCCCGCCAGCGCGGGTCCGCTCATTGGCGCGATAGAGATCGGCGGGACCGAACGCACCTTCGGCCAGCGCGATCAGCGCCCGCCAATGCCGGTCCTGAATCCCGTTGCGGCGCATTTTCGAGACCGCGCCATCGGTGACCCCAAGGGCAACGGAAACGGCGACGGTGCCGCCGCAGGCCTCAATGATCGTGTCGATGGTCCATGTCTTATCCATGGATCAAGCCTATCTGAATTTAATTCAGATCGTCCAGCTTATTTTTCCCTGCCGTCTCCGGGTGGAGCGATCCACGGTAGCGCCATGGATAATGGACCTTGGCATGCGAGGCTGGTCAAAGCGCTTACCCGCAAGGGTTGGACGCAATCCGAGCTATCGTCTCGGACCGGGATCGATGCCAATAACATCTACAAATACACTTCGGGCGTGGTGGCCCAGCCGCGCGGCGACACGCTGCGCCGGATGGCCGATGCCTTGGGCGTCAATCTGATCTGGCTGAGAGACGGGATCGGCCCCGAGCTATCAGCGGTTCCGGTGGTCGGCTATGTCGGCGCGGGCGAGATGTTTATGCCAGCGGCCGAGGCCGAGTTGGGCGAGCTGACGCTCGACTTTGCCGCCGCCGATCCGATCGCGGTGGTGGTGCGCGGGGCCTCAATGGCCCCGGTCTATCGTCCCGGCGATTATCTGATCTGCTCGCGGGTCAGCAATGGCGACCTCGCCGCCTGCCTGGGCAAGGATTGCGTCGTCCAGACCGCCGACGGGCTGGGCTATATCAAGCGGGTGGTTAAGGGGGCGGTGCCCGGGACCTTTACCTTGCTGTCCTACGCCGCCGATCCGATCCCCGACGTCACCCTGTCCTGGTGCGCGCCGGTGGTGTGGATCAAGCGGGCGTAGTATTCAATACAAACAGTCAAAAAATAAAGAGTAGTATTAATGAGTTGAAATAACAATCCTGTCTGCGAATGTGGCAGCCGGGAGATTGTGATCGGCACACACATCGTTAAAAAATAAAGGGAGACAGGATCGATGAGCATTACATATTCCGGAACGCTACCCCCCTGCTCACGCTATGATGAGGGAGAGAACAATAAAAGAGTGAGAGAAGTTGTTATTTATGCATCAGGAATAATAGGCCCATCCGCTTCAGATCAAATCGTCAACAATATCGTTCGGTTTCACGATCATAAAGGAGAATTGTACGTAGTATACATTAAAATAATTGACACTCGTCTGAAAGAAGCTATTTGCAAATCATGGGAAGAATTTGGATGCGAGCCTTCTGATTCCGTTTATTTCGTCAGCCAAACATCACAAGAATGGAACGATATTTGGCTATCCCGTCGATTCTAACACTATAGCGGATGATAGCACTTCTATATTATGCCACGGCCTTACCGGAAAGCGCGCTTTGCCATAAATCACACCAACCCCGTAAGAACTGATCGCGACACTGCGGAAGCAATATGGCCACCGCTAGCCTGTCCTGGTGCGCGCCGGTGGTGTGGATCAAGCGGGCCTGACCGGGACCGACCGATCCCGCAACCGGATGTCGCGCAAGCGACGGATCAAGCGATGACGGCGACGCAGGATTCGCGAGGCATCGACAAAGCTGGCCGATAAGATACCGGCGGGCATCGCGATCATCCCGATCCCAAGCAACGCCACCACCCCGCCCATGATTTTCCCGGCCACGGTCACCGGGTAGACATCGCCATACCCCACCGTGGTCAGGGTCACGATGCTCCACCACAACGCTCGCGGGATGCTGCCGAATGTTTCCGGCTGCACATCCGACTCGGCAAGCCACAGCATCGTCGCCGAGACCAGCAGGACGCACGCGGCAATCGCCAGGGTTACCACCAGCTCGCGGCGGCACCGCCGCACGGTCAGTTCGACCAGCAAAATCGATGTCGAGTAGCGCCCCAGCTTGGCGATCCGCAATAGACGGAGCAGGCGTAACAGCCGCAAAACAAAGGCATCCGAGGCCCCGAACAGCAGCAGGGTCGGCAAAAATGCCAACAGGTCAATCATCGACATGGGCTGGATTGCCCACCGCAATCGGCCCCGCCAACCGCGATAGAGGGGAACCTCCCCCACCGCCCACAGCCGCGCTCCATACTCGACGGCAAAGACAGCGGCGATCGCCAGATCGAGCCAGCGCATCGCCGCGCCCCATTGCTCGGACAGGGTCGGCTCGGTCTCCAGCACAAACAGGGCCAGGCTCACCAGCACCAGGGCGATGATGCCGCGATTGACCGGCGACAAGGCCCCGCTGGACCACGCCGTCGGCTCCAAATGTTGATACAGCGCCGCTCTCAGGGACACGGCCGGGAGATCGGCCGACAAAACCCTCACCGTCCGGCCGGGGGCTTGCCTACCCCGCCGGATTGCGAGGATGCCTGACAAAAGGCGATCTCATCGGCGGTCAGATTGGGCCGGGTGCAATCGATCGGGGGCGGACTTCCTACCGGACCCCGCGCCGTTTTGGCCCGCGTCGACGATTTTGCCGATGATGCCGATGCTGATTTTGACTTGGCCGCCCGGGGGACGTGGATATGGACATGCGTTGTCCGCGCCTTGTGATAGGACCGGTGCGACCCGCCGCCCCGATGTCCACCACCCCGCGCCTCCGCCTCGGGGATCGTCAAAGCCAGCACGACCAGGGCCGCCAGCACCACCGTCAAACCCCGCCTCATCGCGTCACCGCCTTGACATAGATCATCCCCACCATCCCACCGCCGCCCCGACTGATCGTGATACTGCGGATCGGAATGGTCACCGTCGCCCCGCCTTGCATGGTCCGGGTCTCACGTAGCCCCTCGTCCCACCGCATTGTATCCATCCCAACAAAATCGGGCCTGACCTCGACAAGGCCAATCGCATCCAGCGCCGCCGGACCATAGGGGACGCCCTGGGGCAGGATCGTGATCCAATCCGCCGCGCCGCCGATAAACACCACCTCGGTCCCGCCGCGATAGGCGCAGCGCTCGCCATATTTGGACGGCTCACATTTGGCGGGCTTGCCCAACACCCTGGCGACAGCGGCCTTGGGCTGGCCGACGATCGCGGGGAGATCGACCGCCACGGCGGCGGCGGCAGGAGCCGCAGCCACGACTAAAGCGAGACATCCCAAGACCACCGACCGCAGCATCCCCGCCCCCGAGTTGATTGCTCCGATCAACCGTAACCCGCGCTCCGCGAGTCGCTTCCTGAAAAAAATTCAGATTAAGCTTGCACCACCTCCGGCATCTGAATTAATTTCAGACATCGCCACATGGCCGAGGGGAGGACCAAACCATGGCCCGCAAACCGCTCCGAGAAATCCCGCGCAACCGCCAACCATTGTCGTTTGAGTCCTATTCCGCCCTCTACGACAAGATCAACGTCGCCGAGGAGCGCTTTGCCGATCTCGGCCTTAACGACCTCGCGGCGGAAATGAGCGCCGTCCGCGTCCGCCTGTCGCTGGCGTGGGACGCGATCACTACCGCAGAGCGGGAGGGCCGCTGACATGCCCGTCCGCAATACTGCCCAGATCGAGCACGACCGGCTGGTGACCGAGGCCCGGGAAAAGGGCGGCGCGCCGGGCCGGGTGCTGGCTGCCTATGCCGGGGCCACCGCCGCCGAGGCCGGGCTCGACATCGACAATCCGTTTACGGCGCACGAGGACGCCCTGTCCGAGGGATGGCGGCGCGGCCGCGCTCTGGGGCTGGCGACCCCGATTCCCGCCGCCTCGGTCCACCCCCTGCCGCCGCGCCGGTGGATGCCGCGCCCTGGCACCACCCATGCCGCCCGCACCGTCCGAGAGGAGTCCTGACATGCCCCCCGCCGCCACCGCCAGCACCCAGCCGCCGCCCGTGATCCTCAAGCATATGATTAGCGGGGCGGCGGTGCCGCTGCTGTCCCCCACCGCTGCCGACATCCGCTGGCGCGACATCGCCGAGGCCCTGGGCAAGCTCTGCCGATTTACGGGCGCGGTGATGGTGCCGCATTACTCGGTGGCCCAGCATTGCCGATTGGTCGAGACCCTGATCAGCGGCGCGATCAACTCTAACCGCTGCGCCGATCCGCTGATCCGGGCCGCCCGCGACCGCGTCTACCCCCAGGATGGCCAGGCCGCGATGCATCGCGTCATCACCACCCTCAGCAACGCCCGCCGCGACCACATTATCGCCCGGCATCTGTCCATTGCAGCCCTGATCCACGACGCCCACGAGGCGCATATCGGCGACATCGCCACCCCGGTGGCCGAGGCACTGGCCCACCTGGGCGCGCCCCATGCGGTCGATCAGCTTAAGGGCTTGCAGGACCGGGCGATCTATGCCGCCGCCGACTTGCCCTGGCCGCTCCCGGAGGGCTGGCGGACGGTGATCCACACCGCCGACAGGATCGCTCTGGCGACCGAGCGCCGCGACCTGCTCGCCGCGTCCGCCTTCCCGTGGTCCTCGCCCCTGCCCGACCCCGCGCCCTGGCCGATCAAGGCGGAGCGCGAGGACATCGCTGCCTGCCGCTGGCTCGAGCGGTTTAACGACCTGACGCTGTAGGAGACACACACCATGCCCGTCAAAAAATGGGTCCCCACCGACTATGTCGACGAGATCGCCCCGGAACCGCGCAACACCCCGTCCGACTGGCTGATCCGCTTGGCCGACGGCCGAATCGCCCTCGACGCCAACGACATCAATCCCAACGCCAAGCCTCAGCCGCTGGCGGACGGCGAGATCGTCTTGATGTCGTGGGTCGAGTATCACGGCACCGGCCTTGTCACTCTCGACGCGGTGGACAAGTCGATCATCGCCGATCCCGACATGCCGCCCGACCCGCCCGGCGGAACGATGCAGGTCATCGGCGGCGATGGCGGCCCCGAGGCGGTGGCGTGGGACCTCAAATCGCTGACGGCCGAGTGGGATGCGGGCGACAGCGACACTGTGACCTATTTTGCGTGGTCCGATCTCGGAGTACCTCATCGCTTGCACGACGGGGCACTGGAGCCGGTCGAGCCGTCCGCCCTGGACAGCCTCACCGGCGCGATCGCCTGCGACTCTGGTGTCGATATTGCCGAGGCCGCCGACGAGCTGCACCGCGCCGCCGCGTTGTCGCGACGGCAGCAGCCCCAGCCGACGATCCGCCCCACCACCCCAGACTGCGAGGGTTGCGGCGAGCCTATTGGCCCCTCGCGCCGCATTGCCCTGCCCCACACCACGCTGTGCGCCATTTGCGCGGCCGAGGCGGAGGCCCTGGCCCACCGCATCCGCCGCGTCGGCGGCGGCTGACCGGAGACATCGACATGGACACCGCACCTCTCCCCCCCGACATCACGATCTCAGACCCTGGCCCCATCCCCACGCTATCCTGGATGGCGCTCTCTGCCCTGGTGGTCGATCCGCGCTATCAGCGCACCACAGGATCGGTGCGGTCGCGGGCCAATATCCGCCAGATCGCGGAGGCATTTACCTGGGCTAAATTCCAGCCGGTGACGGTGACCCCCGCCGCCATCGGCGCCTATGCCGTGATTGACGGCCAACACCGGATCGAGGCGGCACGGATGCGGCCCGATATCACGATGGTCCCGTGCTGGATTGTGTCCGCCCCCGAAGTGCGGGCGCAGGCCCGGGCCTTTGTCGGCATCAACCGCGACCGCGTGGCCCCGACGCCGATCCAGATGCATCATGCCGCCGTCGCGGCGGGCGACCCCGATGCACTCCACATCACCGAGGTTTGCGCCAAGGCGGGCGTGACGATCCCGACCGTCCAGACCGCCAGCGCCGATCTTCTCCCCGGTCACACGCTGGCGCTGGCCGCGATCCGCACCGGCCTTGCCACCTTTGGCGATGGGCCGGTAATTGCCGCCTTGTCGCTGCTGCGAGAGGCATGGAGCGACCGGCGCGGACAAATGCGCGGATCGGTCATATCCGCCACGATCCAGTTTTTCGCGGTGCACAAGGGGCGCGAGATCGACCGCGACCGGCTGATCCGCGCCCTGACCGAGACGTCGGCCTTGGAGTTGGAGGATCAGGCACGCGCCCTCAAGACGGCGTTTCGCGGCTCGATCACCATCGCAATGCGCCAGATCCTGACCCGCACCCACAACAAGGGGCTGCGCGAGGATCGACGCCTGCCGGAGACCTTGTGATATGGCAAAGCGCCCCATCCCCCCGGCACCCTCTGACATGGCGGTGACGATCGAGCAGGCGGTGCTGTCCAAGGCGCTGGCCCGGATCGTCGGCATCGTCGTCAAGGCCGAGACGATCCCGATCCTCGCCAACGTCCGGATCAAGACGGCCGAGGACGGATTGTCCCTGACGGTCACCGACATGGACATTGAGGTAACGATCTCGGTGCCCGCCAATATCCTGATCCCCGGCTGCACCTCGGTCCCGGCGCGGACGCTCCACGACGTCGCCCGCCGCCTGCCCCAGGGATCGCAGGTCGAGATCGATCACAAGCCCGACGACTCGATGCTGATCGTCAAGGCGAGCCGGTCGCGCTTTACCCTGCCGACCCTCGACGCCGCCGATTTTCCGGATTTTGCTGCCTGCCCGGACAGTGCGGCGGACCTGACCCTGTCGGCGACGGCGCTGACTTGGCTGATCGACAAGACCCGCTTCGCGATGTCGAGCGACGAGACCCGCTATTACTTGAACGGCCTCTATCTCCACCACCACAGCGACAAGCTCCGCGCCGTCGCCACCGACGGCCATCGCCTCGCCCGCGCCGACATCCCCGCCCCGGACGGAGCCGCCGACATGCCCGCCGTGATCGTCCCGCGCAAGACCGTGGCCGAGATGGTCAAGCTGCTCGACGGCGTGCCGGGCGATATCGAGCTGATCGTGTCCGAGACGCAGATCAGGGCCAGAATCGGGGATGTGGTGATCGCCTCAAAGCTGGTCGACGGCACCTTCCCGGATTACGAGAGGATTATCCCGTCCGAGACCGAGGCGGTGCTCAAAATCGGGGCCAAGGCTCTGATCGACGCGGTCGAGCGGGTGGCCGCGATCAGCACGGACAAGGGCAGCGGGGTCAAGATGACGATGGTCCCCGATGCGCAATGCACCCTGGCCGCCAGCTCGCCCGAGGCGGGCATCGGCGAGGACAGCATCGATCCCGATCTGGTGCTGTGGACCGGATCGGCGACCGAGATCGGCCTGTCCCGCCGCTATCTGCTCGATGCCGCCCGCGCCTGCGGCGGGCAACATCTCCGCATCGCGGTATCCGGCCCGGTCAGCCCGATTGTGATGACCGATGCCGACGCCGCCGACAGCGCGTCTAACGCGCTCTACGTCGTCATGCCGATGAGGGTCTGACCATGTCCGACACCGCCCAGACACTCCCCGAAAAGCTGGCCCGCGAGATCGCCCCTGGCAATGACCCGTGCATCGGGCCGGGGGCGCTTATCGCTCCGGCCACGTCGCCCGAGGCCAAGGCCGCGCTTATCGAGGCTTGGCACTCTGCCGAGGCCACGGACAGGCCGAGCCTCGTCCAGCCCGCCCCGACGATCGAAACCACCGACCAGCGGCGGGAGCGGCTAATCGAGGTAGCTGCCCGCGCTCAGTTTGACCAGCGCGAGGACGGCGCTGCGGATTGGGCATCGCCGGGACAGCGGGAATACCACCGTGGCGAGGTTACCCCGATCATTGACGCCGTCATCGCCAGCGACCGCGCCGTCGGGCGCGATCCCGAAGCGCTGCGGGCCGAGGTCGAGCGGCTGCGTGCTGAGTACGACACTGTCCGCATCCCCTGCCTTCAGGATGCGCTTGCCGCCTCCGTCGCCCGCGAGGCAATAGCGGTGCGTGCGCTCAAAACCGCACGGGATGAGGCGTTCCGGGCAAACGGGAACGTTTTACACCTCAAACGGTGCGTTGCTGTCCAATTAAACGCCGCCGTTGCCAATCTTAGCCCAGCCGCCGAGGCGATGCTGCGGGTGGTGGGGGCGACAAGGCGTTTTCTGCGCGAGGATGGATCGGCCAATCGCTTCGGGGCTGAAGCGAACAAAGCCTTGGACGCCCTCGACGCCCTGACCGGGGAGGCCGACCATGGGTGACCTCGACATGAGCACGATCACCCGGCATCGCCTGCTGATCATCATCGAGGAGAGGGGCAGCATTACCGCCGCCGATCTTTGCCGTGAGCTGATCCGGCGCGGTTGGGCCTATCCCGACCTGACGCCAGAGCAAATCAATCTTGCCCCCACCGATATTATTGAGAGGCGGCGGCATGGCTGAGACAAAAACCTCTCTGCTGTCCCGGGGCCGGGCGCTAGCGGAGCAGTGGTGCCGGATCAATGGCATCGCCTGCCCGGACATCGTCGACGCACCGTCTCCAACATGGCGGGTCGGGGCCTGCGCCTATTATCGACCGGTTACCATCCGTATTTGCAGCGCCAAATGCGCGGGGATCGGGGTTGCGGGTCGGGCGTGGTCCTATCCGGGATATGTGGTGGATAGGACGCCCTATGGCGTGATCCAGCACGAGCTGGGACACCACGTCGATTGGACCAGGGGTACGACACGCGGCGCGTATTGGTCAGACTATGGCGAGTCCGTTAGGGCCGCGTCCGGAGAGGCCGCAATCACCAGCTATTGCCCCGATCCGGCCGAGTGGTTTGCCGAGGTCTTTAGGCTGTTTGTGACCAACCCCGATCTGCTGCGCCGCATCCGCCCCAAAGCGTTTGCCCGCCTGATTGCCGACGGCATGGTCCCCGTCTTTGAGGACACATGGCGCGACCGGCTGACCGGCGCACCAGACCGGACCATTGCCGCAGCGCTCAATAAATTGCCAAGGGAGGCCGCCCTTGTCTGACCCGATCACCCTCCCCGCGATCACGATACATCAGCCTTGGGCCTCGCTCGTCGCGGGCGGGGCCAAACCCTATGAGACGCGGGATTATCCGCCGCCAGCCAAGTACATCGGCCAGCGCATCGCCATCCACGCCGGGAAAAATATCGACGAGCTGGTGTCGATACAGGATTACCTGCGAGCATCGCTCCGCGCCGAGCATCCCGACACTGAGACCGAGGCAATCATCACGGCGCTCAAGGGCGCAGGCTATGCCCGGCTGACTGAGTTGCCGTTGGGCAGCGTCGTCGCAACGGCCGTACTGGACGGGGCGTATCAATGCGGTGAGCCATCTACGGCGTATGGCGGGCGACCGTGCTGGACGGTGCGACAGCGCTTTGGCGCATCCAGATCTATCAACAGCAATGTCCCGGTCGACCATTTTGGTAACTACACCCCGGGTCGCTGGGCGTGGCGGATGGCCGACGTGCAGCCTCTCCCCACACCGATCCCGGCCAGGGGCAAACAGGGTTGGTGGACCTGGACGGCACCGGCCGAGCCCCTCCTGCCCGCTTGAATATCATGCGACACCTCCGCCTCGCCTCCGACCCGCACGACGCCGAGCCCATGATGGGCCTGCGGCGATCCGTGCGCGTCGTTAGGGTTGCAGAGGCGCTTGACATGCCCGCATCCCAGGTGCGCAGACTCGTCGCCGCTGGCGAGCTGGAGGGGCACCGGATCGGCAAGCGTGGCATCCGGATATATGAGGACTCGTTGGACGAGTACCGCCGTCGCAATGCGACCGGACCCGGACCCTCCGCCAAAACCCCACCTCTACCCCGCCGCCAAAGCGGCCCGACGGCCGCAGCACGCGAGGCAATGGCCGCCCTGATCGAAATGGGGGTTTTTAATCGATGACGATCCGCTACAGCGATAAGCACGGAAAATGGCTTTACGATTTCCGCCTCAATGGCCGCCGCTATGCCAGCACCTGTATCGACCCGGATACGGGTGCTGCCGCGACATCCAAGACCTCTGCGGCCAAGATCGAGGCCAAGATCAAACTGCGGATCGATGAAAAAGCAAAAGCCGAGGGGACCGACGCGGAATCAGACCGCCGCCAGCGTCTCGCGGAGCAAAAAACAGCGGCATACACGATCACCGAGGCCTTTACCGCCTATGCCGCCCGCAAATCCCAAGGAAAAAATTGGGAGAACAACCGCATTTATGTCCGCGAGCTGGTGACGTGGTTCGGCCCCTTTAGCGACATCCGCTCTGTGACCGATCAAAAGGTCTGGGACTATATCGCCTGGTCGCGGCAACAGCCGGTGATGATCTACAAGGGCGGCAGCCAGACAAAAGCATCCCTGCTCGCCAAGGGGATCGATCCGGCCCGCCTGTGGCACCCCGCGACCGATGGACGGCGCAGATCCGATGCGACGATCAACCGCTACCTTGTCGTCCTCCGCGAGACCCTGGGGATCGCCCACGCGATTAAAAATCAGGACGGCAGCGCCAAGGTGCTCCCGATCGTGCCGCACGTCCCCGATCTGGCCGAGGCCGAGGCGCTCCCCCGCCCGATCGATGACGACACGTTGTGGCAGATGGTCACGGAGGCCCCGGCGCACCTCGCCTGGGGTATCTTGCTCGCTCGCTTGATGGGCTTTCGCCGGGGGGAGATGTTTGGGCTGCGGACGGTCCAGGTCGATCTGACCAATCGCGGCGTCTGGCTGCTCGCCAAAGACACCAAGGCCGGGCGTGACGAGTTTGTCCCCGCCAATGACGACGCCGTCGAACTGCTGACCTATTTGCTGGCCGAGGCGCGGGCGCGCCGGTCGGACTACCTCATCACCTATCGCCGCCGCCTCAAGTCAGAGCCGGGCCAGCCATTGCGATTCAGCGAGCCCCGGCCGATATCCGATCCCAAGCGATCCTGGGGGCGGGTCTTGCGGGAGATGGGACTAACCGGCACGTACAGATTTCATAACACCAAGGCAAGCTTTGTCTCTGCTGTGGGGGCCAGCGCCTCGGCGGCGGTAACGCAAAAACTTGCCCGGCACAAAGATCACCGCACCACGGAGCGCTATTTGCTGGTCAATGATCAAGCCGCCCGCGCCGCCGTCGCAGCGGCGGGCCTGACCCAGAGTCACAGTTCGCGAGTCACAGTCGGCCAAAATGCAGAGAGCGGCCAAACTGGCCGCTCTTCTAAGCATTTGAATTTTAGAGAGAAATTGGTCGGAGCGACAGGATTCGAACCTGCGACCCCCAGTCCCCCAGACTGA